ATGGTCCCCGGTGGATTGGATGCCGGTGAGCCTGAGACATTGTAGGTGAAAGTCGAAGCCCCAGTGATGGTGACCGTGAATTTACCATTGTAGGCGCTGGCCGTGGCTCCGGTGACTCCCGCAATCTCGACATAGAACTGGCTACCATTAGATCCCAGACCATGGGGTGAGGCAGTGGTCACCGTGGCGACATTTCCTGATTGAGTGATTGAGGTCACGGCATCACCTCCGTGTAGGGTAAAGGGTACGGTGACCGGGGTAGCCCCGACCGAGATCCCGGCAGCCAAGCGCTTGGCCCCCTTACGGGTCTGGGCAATGCCTCGATCCAACCGCATATTCTGCGAAACTTGGAGGAATCCCTCCTTGATGGTCAGCGGATTACGCCGGGACTGCAGGCCGATAAATGCCGTGTCGCCGTCACGAACGATCGGGGATGCAAGCGGGCCAGGCATGGGTGCTATGATACGAAAATCGTGTTGGGTAGCTTAATGGAGGAGCGGGGTGGTGCGGCCCCACCAATTTTGCCCAGTGGCTGAATCAATCGAATCAAGGTGCCAGACCTCCAAGTCGAGCATGGTGCGCAGGTTGGGGTGCCACTGCTTGGTGAACCAAAGGTCGCAGGATGCGGCATTCCCGGATGCCGGGTGTGTCATCGAGGTGGCCTGATCGGCACGGAAGAGTTGGAAGAATCCGATCGGTAGCTCCTTATCATCCTCGAGCTGAGCCCGCATCAAGGGGAAGTCGGTACGTCCAGACTCCAGATCATGAAGACCATCCAGTCCGATGACCTGCCGACGACGGCATCCATGAATGGCTGCAGGATGCAGCGATGCGAGTTCGGGAAGTCTCGGCAATAAAATGTCGGCATCAAGGAGGAGCACCCATCCGTCTTTTATTGTCGGCAGGACCTCATTAAGTGCCGCACCCTTGTCAAAGACCGCATGATCACGGTGCCAGGCATCGGTGACCCAGGGAACCACATCATGTGCTTGGCAGACCTTGGCCGTAAGCGTGTCCTCGGGTGAGGTGATCACGCTGACTCGATCACAGAGCGACAAGGTCCTGGGTAGGGTGATGTCGAGGAAGTCGTGGTAATCCACGCACGAGACCACCGCATGGACGGGGTGCCTCATGCGGCAATCTGTCGCTTGAGTGCGTCGACGCGGTTGAGCCAACCATTCAGGAATTTCTCCTGGTCGGGACGCTTGGCGACCCGTTTGAGGTAGCGTTGCCGAGATTTAGCTAAGAAAGCCATGGCGAGCCCATCACTGTCGGGAACTTTCCAAGCGGCCTGCAGGGTATTCTGTCCGATGATTCCGTCGACCGTGAGCCGAGACCCATAGTCATTGAGTGCATCCTGCAGCATCCGACCGGCAGCATCTTTGCCTTGATTGGCACCCTGGGCAAAGACGACCAAAGAAACCGAAGAAGGCATCTCCGCACAGCGCAGCGGGGTCCAGTAGTCATCCTTGTAGGTCAACCAGACATCCGCTGGCTTCGGATTGTCGTAGGGGAAATCTGGGTGCGATCGCTGATCGATCCCGGAAAAGGTCAGGCCACCGGAATCGCCAGGCACTTTCTCGGGACGGATCGTGACGCCATCGGCACGGTATTCGCATTCCCAATCAAGGAGGAAGGAAAGGGCCTTGCGAAAGGCCGCATTCTGATTGGCCGCTAGGGCGCTGGCAATGATCTCAGCCTTGGTCATGGGTTTGGAGGAGTCTCACCGAACTTGCTGGCGGCTTTGGCCCCGGCGAGGACTGAGACGGTCCAGTTGACGACGGAGACGACGCCTGGCGGAAGGTCGATGAGTTTACCCGTCATCCAATGCGAGATCAGGATGTAGACTACGGCCCCGACCGCGCAAAATACCGAAATCCCCAAAAGGATCCGCACACTGCTGGGAGTGCCATTAGCCTCCTCAAAGACACGTTTGAGAAAGTCAAAGCTCATGGGATTAGTCGCGCGGCGGCATGGAGCACAAACCGGCCCAGCGTGTAGGCCCCAATGGCGACCCCGACATAGATCCCGGCCGCAGCCACAAAGGACCAGGGAGCCGGGAAATTGCGCATAACCTCACCGGCAAACAGTGTACCGATCCACACCGAGGCCACGGCCGAGAATAGCAATAGAACGACATCCCGTTCCCGGGCATTGGACCGAGCCTGAGCGTGCCAGGTCTCGGCATTGGTGAGGGCCGCATTGCGCTCAATAATGGATGTATTGAGCTGACGGGTCTGGGCAGCGACCTGAGTGGCGTAGGCGATGAGACCGGCCTGAGCTTCTTCGCTGGCAGACTTGGCAGATTGTAGCGAGTCGCGCAGGGATTTGAGCTTGGCCTGACCGGCCTGATCAACATGGGGTGCGAGCTTGTCGAGGTCGATTGCGGCAGCACTGACCTCAACACGGGTCCGCTGAACTGGTGCGGCGACTCCCGAAACGGCGGGAGCCACAAATGACGAGGGAACCTTATGCTGGGTGGCACACCCGGTGACTAGTCCCAGCAACGATAGCAGAAAGAGTCTCATCGTTTCTATCGGCGGGCATCGATCTTGATCTGGATATCGCGGACATCAGCGGCGAGCCGGTCGAGGAGTGCGGTCTTGGCCCCGGCATAGAAGACCGTGAAAATGAGCTGGCAGCACACTGCAACCACGATGGCGTGCAGGAATTTTCCATTACGGTCGCTATGGGCCGCACGCTCGGTCAGGATGGCCCGCAGCTCGGCAATATCCTCGCGCAGCGTGGCGATCTCTTCTTGGCTCATCGCCGGGGAGATTAGTGTTCCCAGCGGTACGAGAGAGTCGGAGTGCCAATAGCGGCAAGGACCGAAAGCTGGGAGGCATCACGCAATCCACTGAATGTCATCGTCGTGGCTGCTGGGACGGTAATGGCTGCCGCCCCCGCGTCCTGTTTCACTTGGATAGCGACGGACCCGGTGGCGGTATTGGTGACATGAACCCGGAATGCGGGCTGCGCATTGAGCGCGGTGTAAGTAGAAGCATTGAGCGCCACGGATGCATTCCCGGCGGCGCGAACGATGGCCAACGTGTTCATGCGGTCAGATTACTTACGGCCACTTGGTAGCTTAATGATTGAAAAGGTAGGCGAGTCCGACCGCGATCATGACGACGGCCCCAGTAATCTGATCCTCCTCACGAAGGCCGCGATTGACCAGCTCGGTACGGGTCTCGTTGTAAGCGATCATGTGGCGGACGGTGCCGGGGTATTTCAATGGGCGATCTGCCAGGACGCGGGTGCGGGCAATCGGGTAGCACCTGATAAGCAGCCAGAGATCGCGGAGGAGCTTCATGCTGGGTACTGATTCGCGTAGCTGTCTGCGGCGCGGGAAATCACCCATGCGAGGTACTCCTCGTTGGTAGCAAATGGCGCATCCGACTCGGAAGGAGGATTCGCATTGTGGGCCTCCCTCGCGGCTGTAATCCCGCGCTCCTGTTCGTCGGTAAAATCAATCGTTAGATTCATGGGATTCGGGTTTAGGGGCGACTACTTCAGCGAGGGTTTCGAGAGCTTGCTGTATGCGAATAAATCCAGCACGGGAGATGGCGTTGATATTCCTCGGTTCTAGAGCATCGGAGAGGAGTTGGAGGGCTTCGGTTGGGGTTATGTTGTTCATAAAGATCAGGTAAGAACTATTGAAACCATCGTGCCATTATTGTTGGCCCATAGACGAACGACCCCAGTTGTCGTGTTACGCCACAAAGCGCAATAACCCGCGCCGTTATTCCACGGGGATGTTGCCGTGGTAGGGTCTCCCGCACCAGAATAATACTGATAAGTAAAAGTATTGTAACAGGTCACAGTGGAAGTGCTTATTTGAAACATCCTACTTGTATCGGTGCAGTAGAAATCCATCTGCTCGGCTGAATTGATGCGAAGCCTGCGAGCCGTTCCCGTTCCTCCTTTCTGCGTTCCAATCGTTAAGCTGTTGGCGTTGGTAGTCCAATCAAAAACTCCGCGCTCGTAGTTGCTTGCATCCGTGTAGGTGTTGTAGATGCGGAACGTCTGGGCATTCGTGCCGTTGCGCTGGGCAAGTGCTCCTGCCGCATCTCTAGCTAAAATAACATCCTGCGCTCCGTCTGGAGCAGTAGATGAAGAAGAAAACGTGAATCCCCCACCTGAAACGACTCGGACAAATGATCCGCTGAAAATACCTGCACCGCTTGCCGCAATGTTTGAAGTGAAAACCCCGTCTTTCCTAATGCCGAATTTGCTTGTTCCTCCTACTTGCAAATCCACGAGCATACTTGCCGTATTGCTCGCCGTATCAGTAATGTTGAGCTTAATCCCGCGAGCAACTCCCGTTGTGTTCCAAGTTCCAGACAGATCAAAAAGCGGGGTCGTGTTGGCTCCCGTGACCGAGTACGAAGCAGTCAAAACCGATGTATTCGCGGCGGCGGAAATTGTCTGACCTACCGTGAAGCTGTTATCCGAAATCCTTAGGCAAACATTGCTGCCATTAGCCAAATCTGCCGAAGTCGAATACCCCGACAACATCACCTTGTATTTATTCGATCCAGACCGATAGAACCACAGGTCGTTTGCTACTGCGACCATCGTATTGCTCGGTGGTGTAGCAGGAAATCCTGTAAAGTTGGGGCGATCATAAAGAGTAATCGACCCATCTGAATTTCCTTGAGAATTGGTTCCTGTTCCGTATCCCCAATAAATTGTCGGGGCCGCCGCTATGTCTGTAGCCACTAAATCATAAAATGTCGGGGAATCAGTCGTGTTGAGAGATTGGTCGAACGGATTTCCACCTCCACCAGACCCAACATTGTCAAAATTTCCCGTAAAAGGATTGAACTGGTAGCCCATAACCTAGGACTTTGTGACCGAGGTGAGGTTATTGCTGCCGTCGTAAACCAGGGTCAGCGTGGCAACCGTCGTCCCGCTAGATCCACCCGACTTGTAGACAACGCCCGTGAGGTTGCTACCCGTGTATGAGCAGGAGATGTAATCATAGGCGGGAAGGCTAAAACCGGGGACTTTGGTATTGCTGACCTTGAGTGAAGCAACATCCGCTGCCGTCGTGGTCAGGATCGCATTGGTCGTGTCTTGCTTGGCCTCAATCTGGTCGGTATTGACGTTGAGGTTATCAAGTTGGACGCCTCCGACCTGGATCTTGCCGGTCGAGTCAATGAGGACCGGCAATTTCTTGCCGTCACTCGTTTTGCCAATCATCAATTCGCTCATAGTCGTTATCGGTTGAGGGCGTGGAACCGGCCCTGCTGCTGTTGTTTCATCTCGAGCTTATCCCATTCGACCTGGAGACAGGACTCGGCCAGCTGCTCCATGGCGGCGGCTTTATCGTATTGGCCATCTTCGCGTTGGGCTGCGCCGCAGACCAAGTGCTTGACGGCCTCGGAGAGGACATAGGGCACGGCGTCACCATTGCTGTAACTGGTCGTGGAGTAAATAGTCGGGCGGACGGTAAACTGGACCCAGATCTTGTTGGGCACGGCAGCAATGGCGGTCGAATTCTGACCCACGACGATGCCGTCACCCGTCAGCCACCAGTTTACCCTGGGAGCGTAGCGGTTCACGCGGGGATCGGCCGTGTAGACTGCGATCACTTCACCGATCGGAGTCTTTCCGACCTGGTCGAGGTCGATGGCGTGAATGATTCCATTGCCAATCGTTACCGCATAGGTGGCTTCATTCTGCCAATAGGTGTCGGTGGTGTCGGTGGTCGGATTGACATTGGTCGAGGACTGCACCGCAAAGTAGTAGACCCCATCGCTGCCAAGCACTCCGGACCCGGCAGCGTAGTTCGTGCTGGAGCTCCAATCAGGGTAGAACTGGCGCTGCTCAAAGCGCATGAAATCAGGCCATGGATACATTTCCCAGGCCACGCGGACCGAGCTATTCACATACTCGGTGAATGCGGCCAAGGTATTGGCCGGGGGCGTGATCGTGGGATCGAGGCCGATCCGCGCCAGCGATCCATCGATGATGCTCTTAAAGGTGACGGTGCGCATTAGAAGTCCCAGGGTTGAATGTCAAAGGTCGTGGGTTTCATGCAGCGAGTGCCTCGTACTTGGCAGCCTCGGTAATGACGGCGGCCGATTTGCCCTTGTAGCTAAAATTGGCGGTATTTGACCCGGCACGGCGCTGGATCATGATTTTTTCGCTCAGGCCCTTGACCCGAACAATAACCCCATCGCGCTCGAGGGCAGCAGTGAACTCGGGATCGCGCCAGCAGTCAGGTCCATAGATGGCCCTCATGTGCCAGTACAGGTCTGGGTCGATCCGGTACTTGAGCTGGCCGATGCCATCCATGAGCTTGGAGGCATTCTCAAGGCGTGCGCTGGCCGCATTGAGCTCCTCCTGGCGCTTCATGGCCATCACGGCATGGGCGCGGAACCCGGTACGGAATTCGTCCAGGACAGTTGAGCTGACGCCATCAATGGGCGCAATGAGTGTGTCGTCGGGGTCGGCCATCGTGAAGTGGAGCGTGAAGGGAGCGCCCACCCCGGAGGGTGGACGCTCAGTTTCACGACCCGAATTAGGAAGCCGTTGCCGCGATCTTGGCGTGGGCCAAGGGGTTGGTCACTGCCAGCGCCACGATGGTCTCAACGATGCCGCGAGGGCCGCCACCGAGGTCGGGGAGCTGCTGGAAGTACGGAGACGTGTGGGTACGGAGCTCGACAAACTCAGGATCCACAACGTAGCCGCGATAGGTGTCGGGGACGAAGGCGCTCAGGAAGATTTCCACATCACCGTAGTCGCCGCTATAGATGTCGACCGCCGTGGTCACCTTCTTCTCCTCGGGTGCGCTGTTGTAGAAGCGGACCGAGGTGTTGGAGGCCTTGTTGGGAATAAAACGAGAGAAGTCCGAAATGGAGTTCTTTACGTCGCTTCCAACGATGGCAAGCAGGTTTGCGCTCTTGCCGGTCTGGGACCAGCGGCTCTGGAGCAGGGTACGGAAGCTGTCCTCGGTGAAGGAAGCGATCGTGCCGCTGTAGATGCTGGCCGAAGGGGCGCAGTAGGCATCCGGAACCGGCTGCACGCTGTCCTTGCTGCCAGACACGGTGAGCCACTTGCCGAGGCCACGGGTCTTGAACGGCACCGTGCCGTTGTCGGCCTGGGCAGCGTTGTCGCTGAGCAATGCAGTCTCGACATCACGCTTGATCATGATGGTCGATTTTGCCTTGGCCCTTGCGAATTCCGTGTTTCCAGCCACACCCTGGGGATCAGGGTTATTGACACCGGCGATGACGGCGACGTTTTCCTCGAGGCGAGAGACGGCAGGCACGCGGCGGAAGGTCTGGATATAATTACCGATCCGAGCACGCCCGCTGGCGTAGTTTTCCCCGGAGGAGAAGCTGGTGACATCCGTCCCGTCGACCACACCGGAGGTGCTGGTGGAGGGATAATTATCGACAGACCACTCAACAAGGGCGTTAGTTGGCTTTTTTCCCTTTCTGATTGTGGATGTAAGTACAGTCTCTTTAGCGTCGACGACTGCGATGATGTCGGCGAGGTCTTCGCGCTTGCCGACGGAGCTGATATAACTGGTTGCTGCCATGGTAGTGGGTGGTTGTGCGTTGGCCGGTGTTGGTTAGGCCGCCGCAAAGTAGTTGGCGAGGTCATCGATCCCTCCGCCTGCGATCACACGATCGAGAGAGGAATTTTTGGCCTTGCCGCTGATTGAGGGTGGTCGGCTGGCCGTGGCCTTGGGGATCGCGGGTGCAATCTTCTTGGCTCCGGGTGCCGGGGTTGATTTCTTGGGTGTTCCTGCTGCGTCAGACTTCGTTGCGGCAGCCATGCGTGCACTCATTCCTGCCAGGGCATCGCCGACGATCATCTCATAGTTCGGGAGCCGCTTCAGTGCGGGGACCCGCTTGAGGGTGTCGACCATGACCTTGTGGGCCTGGGTGCCTGCTTTGAAGAGGTCGGGGTAGGCGGACTTGGCCTCGGGGAGGATTGCCTCACGCTCGCGCAAGTACTCCCTGCGGCTCGGGGCGTGGTCGGTGAGGAGGGCATCGGTCTGCGCGATGTATTTGGCCATCTCGGCACGGTCGACATAGCGCTCGGTGCCATCGGGTCCGGTGACGGTCGCGCCATCCGGATTGGCTAGTGCCCAGGAACGCACCTTCTTGGCTGCGCTCACCTTGGCGTCTAGGTCGTCGGCACTCTCGATGTCGGCCAGCGGGTCTTCGGCGGTCGGCTCCAGTTTAATTGCTGAGCGCTTCTCCACCTCGGCCTTGAGCGACTCATTCTCGGCCCGGAGCTGCTCGGCGGCCGTCTCGGCCTCCTTACGCTTGCGGGTGAGCTTATCGATGCGCTTCTCGAGCTTCTCGAGCGATTTAGGCTTGTTCTCTTCCTCGGATTCCTCGTCGGTAGGTTCCTCGGTTGCCTCCTCATCGGTGGCTTCCTCGGTTCCGTCGGCGCTTTCCTCGGTCTCTTCTCCGTCCGTTTCCACCTCTTCGCTATCTTCGGCCTTTGGAGCGGGTGCAGTTTCCTTGGATTTACCAAGGGCCTGCGCCACCTCGGGCGGAAGGTGTTCGAGGATCTCGGAGATCGAGCCTCCTTCGGACGGTGCTGCTGCTGTTTCGGTGCTTTCGCTCATGAGTTTTTGGAGGCCCTCAAGAGGCCTGAGTCAGCACTTCATTTTCCCCGCGTGATGCAGAGATGACGGAAATGCAGGAACGTCCCATGACGCGAGGGATAGCTCCGCAAAGCCGGGGAGCTTAATGATTACTTTACGCCGCGCTGACGCATCGCCTCGGCCCGGAGGTTGAGCAGATAGTCTTGCAGCCGGTCGAGTCCCTCCTCGCCGCCCAAGGCAAAGATGGTCTCACGCTCGCTTTTGATAATGGCCTTGGCGTGGGTGCGGCTCTCAAGCCGGGCGCGATCGATCAGCTCGAGGAATGCCTGGAGGATCGGGTGATCGGCATCGACGGCCAAGGCCTCGAGGAGTTGGGCATCGCTGACCGGCCGGGCACGGAGGATTTCAGTCTGTGGCCTAAACAGGCGCAGGAACTTTTCGATCATAACCTATTGCTGGGGTGCCTGCAGGACCGGGGCCGTGCCGACTCGGCCAATCTGGGCATTGCCCTGCTGCTGAATTTGGAAGCTCAGGAACTTGATCCGGTTCTCGACCATCTTGGCCAGCACGGGTCGGGCCGCGATCATCTGCTGAAGCTCGGGATTCTGCTGGATGGTCTCCTGCAGGGTTTGCAGGCGCAGCTGGTAGTTCATGCCCGGCTGGGGATCCATCGGGGGCTCGATACCGGCCACCATCTGGGTGAGGGCATTCTTCTCATCGCTGACCTGTGCTTGGGTGGCTTGATCCATCGGCTGCAGCACGGCACCGGCCATGTTGGGATCAATGCTGCGGAACATGAGCTCTGTAAATTTGCTGTAGTCGACGCGGCCAAAGCGGTCATTGCTGAGCACGATTTGGAGCAGACCGAACTTTTCTTTGAGCAGTTCGTGGTTGAGATCGCGGATGTCGAACTCGAGGCTGACATCGAACTGACCCTGCAGTTCCTGGCGCGAAACATTCCATGGGCGGGGGAGGGGGCCGACGATTCGGATTACTTCCTGCTCGTCCATGTATTGATGGCAAAGCTGGAGTGTCTGTGCCACGACCTGACGCATCTCGATCAGCCAGCCGTCGACGAGGTCCTGCTGGTGGAGTTGGGCGATGGCCGGGGGGCAATTCTGGGTCGCACGGCCGAGGTAGGTGTCGAGCGTGGTCTGTGCGGCCCGTTCGATCTCGATGGAGGATCCGTCCTCCGCCGGGATCGGCATCCATGAGATCTCTTCCCCACGGCGCTGCGGCCACTTGGTGCCGGGACCGAAGGAAAGGTTCATGGCCCCGCGTGACGGCGGTACGAGGATCGGGGGGAGGACGGAAATGCTGGTGCGGTCCGTTCGCGCATCTCGCTGGACTTTGATCTCATTTTCCCAGTTCTGGGCAATGGTCGGCACGCCGCGTGACTCAAGGATGGTGCGCGCAATTTGCTCGCGCTGATGAACGACATACGGATACTGCCCGTGCTCGTAGGGGAGCGGCTCGTCGAATCCGACCATGTCGTGCACGGCCATGCAGAGAACCGTGTTCCAGACCTGGGGAAGTCCGTCGTCGTCGATCGACTTGCGGTGGTAGTGGAAAATCTCGATCAGGTCGCGGCGCTCGTAGTCGAGAATGCCCCAGAAGTTGCGGCGGCTCTCGGAGAGGAGGAGCAGATTGCTGGTCAGCGAATCAATGATAAATCCCTTGTGCTTGCAGCACTCCTCGACCCAATCGGGATCGTAGCCGTGGGTATTGATCCGGTCGCGTAGCTCGCTTTCAGTGAGTCTTTCCCGATGCGCTACCCAGGGTGCTCGTTGGATGTCGTCGGTGATGGTCGGGAAGAAGACATCGACCATGGGGAGGAGTGCCTGCCAGCGGGGCATCGCGGCAAAGACCTCGGGGACCGGAATCTCGGTGCGGCCGGTTTCGCGCAGCTCTTTGAGATTCGCACGGGCCGCGCTTTTGCGGAGGATCGGGGACATCCCCATGAGGATGCGGAGATTTTCCTCCTCGCGGAGTGGGTCCATGACCTGCTCAAGGACTTGCTGCTTCACTTGGGCCAGGACATTCGGGTCCTCGGTGGCGGCCATCATGGTGGCGAGACCATCAAGCGTGATTTCCTGTGTGGTGCGGCGCATCTGCTGGTCCCACATGACCGACATGAGCGAGCATCCGTAGGTCTGACGCCAGTTGGCTGCGAGCTGAAGCTCCCGACGGATCTGGGGACGCATTTGGTTCCAGATCACATAACGGAGCAGGGTCGAAACTTTCTCGGCATACTCAAGATCGGTCGAGTCCATTGCCACCGCCTGGGTATTGGCGCGGGTGAAGCTCTGCAGCATGAGGGCCACCTGCTCGTTGACGGCGGCATCGATCACTCGGGGCGTCATGTCGCTGGCACCCTCCCAGGGGAAGGGCTCGGCATTCAGATCGGCACCGTGTTTGCGGCCGTCGGCGCTCTGGCCGTTCCAGAAATTGAGCCGGGTGTGGTAGGCACGCTCGGCACGGCTGTAGTACCAGTAGGCGTCGCGGGTCGACTGAATCAGCTCGGCGCGAAGGATCCCGATCCCATCTTTGAGCTCTGTCTCTCCCCCAGCGTCGAGGGCTCCGAGTCGCTCAATCTTTGATCCGCTACCGGCAGGGTTATAGGACATACAGAAGCGACCTTACCGAGCAGGGCTCGCGGAGCTTAATGTCGGAAGAAGGTCACACTTGTCGTGATCAGCATGGCTGAGAACCAGTATAGGCAGTCTCCCCACGACCTTTCGACCGCCCAACGACAGCTCTGATACAGATAGATCAGCAGGAGCAGGTACTGGAGAAGTCGAGGATCGGAGAGGAATTGTTTCATGATTAGTAGCTGCCAAGTGGTCTGGATGGCCTGAGGATGTCGCCCTCAAGGTATTGGAGATCGGCCAAGGCCGCGTAGCGGAGCACATCGATCACATCTTTGAGCGCTCCCTTGCGGCCGTCGGCACCGGTCCATTCCTTGAGTGCGTAAAGGACATTGGTGCAGTCACGGGAAATGAAGAGCCGAGGCTCGTTGTCAGGACCCACCGGGCGGTCGGGATCGTAGGCCAAAAGGTTATTGATCAGGTCGACCCCTTCGTCGATCTGCTCTCCCGAGGTCGGGAGGAACTCGAGGCCCACCTCTTGGCACTCCTCGAGCAAAGTCGTGGTTCCGGTCTTGGCCAAGGTAGCGCTGTTAGCATAACGACTGTCCATGAAGCGCTCATGGATAATCTCGCCCTCCCCTTTCTCTAGTCGCTCGATCTCCTCTTTGTACTCGTTGAGGCCCCAGCCAAAGGTCTTTTGTGCATCGCCCGGATCGCCGTCGCTTTTGTTGGCGCTAGGCAGCGCCCAGGGACCGACCACTCCGACCCCGGTGATGTAGCGGTCGGCAGGTGGCCACTCGCGGTAGACAATCAGTCGGCCCCGAATGTCGGCGCGGACCCAAATCATGAACCAATTTCGGCCCGAGCAAGGATCGACGATCTGGTAATTAGTCCCTTCCTTGGGCACCCGCTCCGGATCGATGACATGGACATCGTCGCGGAAGCGCGGGAATCGGCTGACCCGTGACTTGGTCGCCACCCCGTAGGCACGGCAAAGGATCGTCTCTTTGTTTTTTCCCTCGAGCACGACTTTGAGCGACGGGTAGTTGCCGTAGGGATTCTCCTGGGTATGAAAATAAATAATCGACGCATTCCGAGCCACCGGTTGCTGGATCAGCGGCACCTTGTCACATCCCTCGCCGGTGATCTTGGGCAAGAGCTCGGCCTCGGCATCCTCGGTCGTCACGGCACCGTTCAAGATCGATGCCACGGTCGGAGTGTACCCGGCCACCGGGGTGAAGGTCACATGAAGCAGTCCGTTCCGGGTCAGGAGTCGGTAGCGGAGTGCCTCAAGCCAATCCGGGGTGACCAACTCATCGGCCCAGGCGCAGTCGAGCTCGGCACCTTCCACCGATTTGACATCCATGGAATAGAACTTGAAGACGCACATCGAGCCATTCGGCAGCACCAGCTTGTTCTCGGTGAATCCTCCCGAGACCGAGTAGTTGATCTTGGTCGTCGTGCCTTGGCGGAGCTTGCCCGTCTCGGATCGGTACTCGGGAGGGAGGTATTTGTAGATGAGTCCCTGCTGGTTCTCGATTGAGGAGGCCTCGGTCGACTGCAGGCACCAGACCTTGGCAAAGTCCTTCTGAATCATCAGCTCGACGATCCGTTTGGCGGCCCGCTCCGACTTCCCGGCGCGGTTCCCGCCGAGGTTCCACTCCTCAATGACTCCCACAGGAAACTTCTCGCGCAGCCGCGCACGTTCCGCATCGGCCCGCGCCCAGCTCACCGGCTCATGGCCGTAGCGCAGCGGGTCGGCCTTCTCGAGGCGTATGCCCTCTTCGCGCTTCGTAATGTAGTCTACCAGCTGCTCCTGGGTGAAGAGGCGCTCGCGTTCCCCCACCCGCGCCACGATGCGGCCGTCGCGGCGCTTGGAGCGCAGCTCGACGACCGGATGAACGGGGTGGGGGGTTTGGAGCATCAGAATGGGATGTCGTCCTCGGCGAGGTCAGGTGCTGGGGCGGATGGCTTGGCTGCCGTGGCCTCGGTGCGTGGCTGGGGGACCCAGGGATCTTTGACTTCTCCCTTGATGTATTTTTGACCCTCGATCTTGCTGCCGGTCTTGCCCTCATTGATCCAACCGGCCAGGTCGAACTTGGTGCCGTCTGGCAGTTCGATCGATCCGGAGTAAACCGGCTTACGGGGGTGGTCGCCCTCTTTCTTGATGTTTTTAAACAGGACAAATGTCCCCTTGGGTGCGGTGCTTTCGCTCATTTGGTTTTGGTTGGTTTGGTTTTGGGTGATTCGGGTGCAAGTCGTCGCCATCCATCGCGCCAAAGGACGGAGGCGATGCGGAGCTCGACCTGGATGGTCTGACTTTCCGAAAGGGTGGGGAAAACGATGTGAATAATTTCGTGAACCAAAGTTGAGAGCCGGTCCTTCTGGCCCAAAAGTGGATCAATCTCCACCAGGGGGACCTTTCCGTAGTGGGCCATTCCCATGGCACGCTCGCGTCCCAATTTACG